TATTTGTCGAAATTCCATCAAGTGCACCATAGTACCCAACATTGCTTGTAGTGTATGACGAATACTGTAAACCTGGTGTGGTAGACCCCACAACACCAGGGGTATAAAAATGTGATTGGAAATAAATATTATTTTGAGTATTGTGTTGAGGTACCGAAGTTGGGGAACCATTTGGTATTTTTTGTATGGGTATATTAACCCTTGTCGATGCGGTAAATGTCCAATTAACATCATTTTCATCTGTACCAAACAAAGTACCAATAGAATATTTATTGGTTAATAATGGGGAATATGGGTCAACTCCTCTTTGTAAAATTAATATTACTTGGTCCGTGAATCCATCCATATAATCGGTAGGATTCAAAGTAACCGTACTTTCTAAAGTTGCGGCATTTCCAGGATACCCAATAATTTGTTTTTCGTAATTTTCAATAATACTATTTTGTCTTAATACCCCTTCATAAAAACCACCAGAATTAGCAGAATTTGGCACAATAGGTATTGTAACACCATTAACAGTTGTTGTTGTAATAGTAATTGCGGTCAATACTTGATAGTATTCAATATCTGATGGGTAAGTATATCTTTGGCAAGTGTTTCCACTATTAATTAAATTAAATGTTGCAGTACCGTTAAATGTACCTAACGTAATACAATTATCATTTGTTATTGTTTGTACACCCAATGATAACGCATCATAAGTATTACTACCACCTGAACAATCACCGTATATTATAGTACCCAAACTTGTAACATCAACGGTGATACTATCAACACAAGTGACATTTGTTTGTGCAGGTATTGTATATACCGTATTTAAATTATTATTTGTATTTGATGGGTCAGCATATTCAACATTAATCGTAAACTCATTAGTTTGAATAATCCCATTAATACCCTTTAAAACGGCTCCCGATGGCGTAGTACCACTCCATAAATAATTTTTATCTGTAGTTTTTTCAGGAGCGATAAAACTCAACAAGGTACCCGCAGGAAAACTTTGTGTTGATAATACCGTTAATGTATTATCGTAGTGATATGTTAAGTTATTTTCAGATGCAAAAGTTACTTTAATTTTATTAACACCTTCAAAATATTTATTTCTAGTGTTAAACACATTTATTCTCTCACCAATAGGTAAGGTCTGTTTTTGAATTGAGTATTCAAAAAAGTTTACAGGTGAACTTTTAGCTGTTTTAAAAAGTTGTGGATTATTAGGTTGTGCACTATTAGTTGATATTGCTTGTGAAATTGTAGTACTTAAATCAGTACTAAATTGTTCAGTTAATTTATTGTAATATAATTGTGAATTAGAGACTTGAGTTAATACTCCCGTTTCAATTGGTGTTGATAAAAGAGATGCAATATTTGGGGTATTAGTTGATTGGGATTTAGTATCTCCACAGTTACATGCCTGACATTCAGGATATGTAATCATTGGTAATTTTATATAATCAATATTTGGAACTAATAAACGTATAGGTAACGTTAATAACCAAAGCGGCCATAACAAAATCTTTAATAAATTATTATTAAATAAGTTTTTAATCCACGCAACAATATGATACGCAACTAATATGGGAATCCCAATATATTGTATGATTGTAAATAATATTGAAAATAAAAAGTAAATTAAGTCAAAATTTCTAAATCCTTCATTTACTGGAAATTTGTTGATTGTCGCATCACAATCATTACTATCAATTTCTTTAATACCAATAAATCTACCTCTACCTCCATTTTTAAATTCATCTATAAGTCCAGCGACGGTATACACTTTATTATAGTCAAATTGATAAAAAGTGTCTTCACAAGCAATCGCCGCGTTTACATTAGTATAACCTGTCCAATCTAAACCAAAATAATATGAACCCGCTAATCGTTTTTGAACCGATGAAATACCAGAATTTACTGGGTCACTTTCAGTATTTGACCAACCATATTCTCTAACGTTAGGAACCAAGTAATAAGGTCTTCTTGTTTGCTCCGTTAGTGCGGTTGGTTGGGTCCATTTAATTTTAAATCTATATTTACCCTTTGTTGGTATACCTATATCAGGGTCATTAGATAACACTTTGTCACCAAACTCATTTGTAATATAATAATCCAAGTTCATTGGTAATTCTGTTAACCATGTTCCATCTCCGTCAATAACGTTACCTGATTGTTCTAATTCATATTCTTCTAATGTTGGATTTCCATCACTATCTTGATATATTGTTTGTCTTATTGCAAGAATTTGACCAGGTGCTGTCTGTAGAGAACACAAATTACCCATGTTATCTTTTGGTCTTGCAGTTCGTTTAACTCTAAATTCATCAGAAGTGGAGTATATTGAACCCATGAAAACCGATGTGGGTTGTATGTTAACATTGGCATCATCCCTTAAATCAAAATCAAGTCGATTAATTGCAATATCACAAATACCAGGGTCACCCCATAGTGGTGAAATTTCTAAATTTTTAACTAAGTTAATAATTTGAGGTAATGAGTTAATATCATTTGAACTTCTAAATCTATTACCAGCAACTTGTGATTCAGTTGCCAACCCCATTCTAATTAAATCTTGTGGTGTTAATGAAAACTCACCTATATCAGATAAGTCCACATCCATTACCACAGTTTGAAACCCAAGTGGGACACCCATAATCATATAATCCCCACTATCATTTGTTTTTGCGGTGAACTTGTAATATTTGTCGTATATTTCAACCGCGGTATTTCCCGTCAACGCATCTAATCTTGATGGTAATGTACCTGTAGCGGCGTGAGCGGAATATGATTTTTCATAAGGTAATAAATTATACCTATAACCATCCTCATTTTTATCTGTTGGGGATTTGTAAGGGTATATACTTGAAATTATTGGGTTTGATTCATCAATATTTGTAATTGGGATGAATATAGACACTCGAGCATTAGGTAATCCGAATCCGTTGTTAGCGGTAACCCTACCAACAATTACTCCGTAATCAGCACAACTTCTTATGTAGATATCCTCCTGTTGTATTTTTAAAGATAAAATCTCTAACTGTTCAAACTCTTGGTCTAACTGTACATTAATAGTTTTACTAATACCTAACTCAGTCCTTATTCTATATGATTGACCCATTAATCTCTTTAGTTAATAAATAGTTTATGCATTATTTTTAAAGTTTACGCACGTAATTAAATAATAACTTAAAGTAAAAATAAATAAACTTGTTAAGAGAAAGTAATTGATTGGAAGTTTTTAACTGAAACTCGGATGTCTTTACCAGGATATCTAATTTGATATACCTGAGATGGTTGAGCAAAGATTGTGTCGTCAACAGGAGCAATTAATTTAAGTTCTGGGTCTGAATATTCCATTGATGTTTCAGCTGAAGAGTATTGACCCCCAACCTCATTGAACACTTCTAATCCCGCAACTGTTAACACCCCATTTGTATTTTGAATAATACTTCTAATCTCCGACAGATATACGTTTTGACCCAATTGTCTTGTTTGTGGGTTAAAGTACGCAGATACTTTATCAATAACACTTGAAATTACTTGTCCTGAATTTTGTGCCGAGTCCAAAACAATTGAAACATCAACACTCAAGTCAATAACCTCAGCACTGAATATTGATATGTAATCGTTCATCATACGATAGTTTGATAGGTAGTTGGCAATATTCTGTCTTAGAGTGTTTGACACAATATTTGTTAATTTACCTGACGTATCATAAGATAATATTTGAATTAAAATTTTATTGTCGTTTTCAGTAATGGATACCTTTGCAGGTGCACCAAATTGAGCTGGCATGTTTCTAATAATTGATTCATAATCTTGTACTGTTACTGCTCTTTTCTGAGCCGCAAAGTTAAATGATACATAATTTCTAATTTCCTCTAATGATGGAAGTCCTGCTCCACCTACCGCGGCAGTTACGTTAACACATCTTAATGAGTTGATTACCGCAGAGTTTGTTGTTTCTGAAGGACCATTAACAAAGAAAGATACCGTACCAATCTGATTGATTACATTAGTTCCCAAGTTTGTCGCCAAACCACCACCAACTCTATATTGAATAAACAATGTTGAATTAGGTGTTAGTGTTGAACCTAATGAGAAGTTATTTGAATACTTTTGTAATTCTAATGTTGTACCTAAAGTCGTGAATTGATTCAATTGGTCTTGAGCAGTGTTCGTACCACCACCAAAAGTCATTTTCTTAAATCCTTCAGGAGTATATTCAGTAATAAATCTATTTTGTGTTTGAATATATCTACCTACTTTGATACCAGGTTGGTCTGAGACTTTGGTCGGGTCTTCAATAAACACTCTATCTTCAGCCAATGCATCCACCTCGTACCATCTATTCTCAGCACCTAAAAATTCGGCTGTGGTTGGTATGTTTGTATATTGAGTTCCGTTTTTTAATAACACGCTTGTAATACCTAACACATTCTTTTCAGGTAAGAACAATTCAAAGAAGGGTTTAACATCATTTGCACTGATAACTCTTTTGAATACTTTGGTAATTCCATTAACAACAATTTCTCTTTTTGTAATTGTGTAGTTAACAAGTATTCCGTTAGAATTAAAATTAGGAATCTTCAATCTATTTGGGAAACCTTGAGCGTTGTACGGTGACGCAAAATCAATATCATAAACATTTTCAAATACAACCCCCGCACCAACAACTTGTGAACCTCTTAATAAAGTACCAAGATATCTCTCATCTTCTTTATCACCAAATGCAGGAACCGTAACTGAAAAATCAACTAAGGCGACCGATGGTCTTTGTCCTGGCAATTTTAAACCATAAGTTCGGGCTATATTGTAAATGGATGACCTTTGTTGCGCATATTGTAATACTGTCTCTTGTACACTTCGGTCAATGTTGTAATGTAAGTTGTCCGCAATTGCTGCATTCAAATCGATAAATACTGAGAATACCGATGCATCATTAAAATCCTGAATTAAGTCAGGATAGTATGTTCTTGTATAATTTAAGAGTTCAGTTCTAATTGACTGATAATCTCTAGTAGCGTACGATATTCTATTATTTGCCATTTATATTAAATATTGATAATTACAAAATCACTCTGTCCGTATGTTGACCCGTTGGTTGAGTAATCTAATCTTATTTTTGCAGTATATTCAGATGTACCTTTACCAGGAAATCTGTAAATTGATGATTCACTTGAACCTACGATATTTTGTCCTGTTGCAATATCAACTTCTTCTTGGGCGTCTGCTGGTGTGATACTTAAACTATTAACCAACAAGTTTGGCATAAATGTTTCAATTGCATCTCTAATATCGGATTCAATCGCATTAAATGTTAAACCATCAAATGGCTCAAAAAGGAATTCATATAGTCTTGTACCAAATTGAGGTAAGTAATATCTTGAACCTTTTCTTGTTAATAATAAATGTATCAAGTCGGCTTTAATTTCCTGAGATTCTAATTCTGTAAGTTCTAAATAATCACCACGTCTAGAATCCCTAAAGGGAAAATTTATACCATAAGTAATTCCATCTGCCATAATAATAAATATAATGCTATCTATTTTTCTTTAAATAGATTAAAAATGAAAAATCCCGATTGTGTCGGGATTTTCAAATTAGGAACTACATCCAAAACATTCAAAAGGACTGTCTTCAGGTTTCTGTGTTAGTTCGTGTAACTCAACTTTAGGTGTTTCAACTTTAACTTTAGGTTGTTGTACTTTTGATATGTCAACCGCCAAGTGTTTAGCTCCTGTTGAAATTGCTTTGGTTCTAACATAATAACATAATGTCTTTAAACCTTTTTCCCATGAGTGGAAGTGTGATGAGGTAATCTTAGACAATGTTGGATTAGCCATATAAATGTTCATTGACTGTGATTGGTCGATAAACGGTGCTCTATCAGCCGCCATGTTAATCAATTCTCTTTGTGAAATCTCCCAAATTGTTTTGTACTTACTAATCAAGTGTTCAATTCTTTTAACTTTCTTAGTATAGTTTTTGTCTTCAGTATCAAGGTAGTTGTTGAAGTTGATGTTTTGAATTGACCCTTCATTTAAGATGATTTCATTTTTCAAATCCTCACACCAAATACCCATCTTCTCAAAGTCGTTAATTAAGTATTTGTTTACAATCATGATTTCACCACCAACAACTCGTCTGTTAAAGATTGCTGAGTGAGCTGGTTCTGTCATTTCATATGAACCTGTAATTTTCGCTGAAGACGCCACAGGCATCTGAGCTGTAAATAATGAGTTACATACTCCATGGTTAGATACTTCTAATTTAAGACTATCCCAATCCCATAAACCACCTAATCCTTCATAATCCAATCCCCACATATCAAATTGGAAAATACCTTTTGACATTGGTGAACCTTCAAAGTGAGCGTAAGGTTTGTATTCACCTGACTTACACAACTCCATACTTTCAGTGATAGCTGCGAAGTAGATTGTTTCGAAAATCATTTTATTTAATTTCTTAGCATCTTCTGATGTAAAGATGTAATCCATCAAATAGAATACGTCAGCCAATCCTTGAGTACCAATTGCAATTGCCCTTTGGTCCAATCCACCTTTTCTACCCTTTTCAGTTGAGTAACTGTTAATGTCAATAACTTTGTTAAGAGCTCTAACAACTTTTCTCACCTCATTATAAAGTAAGTCGAAATTAAACTCACCTTTATTAATAAAGTTTTTCAATACCATTGAAGATAGTGTACAGATTGCAGTAGTTTCTTCGTCAGTGTATTGGTAAATCTCATTACAAAGGTTTGATTGTTTAATCACTCCAATATTCTGATGGTTAGTTTTCTTGTTAGCATTGTCTTTAGAACATAAGTAAGGAACACCAGTTTCAACTTGTGATTCGATAATCTTAGTCCAAACGTCTTGAGCTTTAACTTTTTTACCAAGACCTAACTCAACCGCTTTGTTGTAATTTGTTTCGTACTCATCACCATAACATTCTTGAAGTGGTTTAATACCCGCTTTGATAATGTCGTTAGGACAGAACAAATACCAATCACTACTTTCTCTTACCGCTCTCATGAAGTTATCAGGAATCCAAAGAGCCGTGAACAAATCTCTTGCTCTCAATTCTTCAGCACCTGTATTCTTTTTGATATCCAATAGGTCCATAACATCTTTGTGCCATGGTTCAATGTAGATAGCCGCACTACCAGGTCGTCTTCCTTGTTGGTTAAAGAATCTTAATGACTCATTAACAATTTTCAAATACTTTAACAATCCACCTGCAAATCCACCTGACGAATTGATACGACTTTCTTTACTTCTGATATTAGACATTGCTAATCCAATACCTGCCGCGTCTGAAGAATATGTTGATATATCATTCAAGGTATGTAATAAACCATTACGTGAATCATCATTGTTGTAGTGTAATACACAAGACGCCAACTGAGGAACTTTGGTTCCTGAATTGATAATGATTGGTGTAGCTGGTGAAATGAGTTGATTAGACAATGAGTGGTAATACTCAACCGCTTGTTCAAATGATTTTGTAACCCACAACGCAACTCTCATATACATGTGTTGTGGTCTTTCAATTACTTTACCTTGAGGTGTCTTCAACAAGTACATCTCTTGTAATGAACGCCAAGCAAAGTAATCAAAGTTGTAATCGTTCTCATGATTGATTACCGCATCAATTTTATCGTGACCGTACTCATTCATGATTTCAATTAACTTGTCGTTAATCACACCTGTCGAATGTAATTCCATAATAGTCTCACAGAAACTATCATTGGTTTCTTTGTGGTAAGAAGAAATTGCAACCGACGATGCAAGTCTTGAGTAGTCGTGATGACTACCAGTGTACGCCGCAGCAATTTCATAAACCAACTTATCCAACTCTTTAGTTGTGATAAGTCCTTCAGTTGGTACTGACGTAATAACCTTGATGAATATTTCATCAGAGTTTACGTTCAAACCTTTAGCAGCACGTTTAACTCGATTATAGATTTTTTGAGGATTGAATGATACGTCCTCACCATTTCTTTTTTTAATTTTTAATGACATCATATTGTTTTAGATTAGAAATCTTCCTCGAAGGAAATTGTTTCATTTAATTTAGCTTTTTGATACTCAACTGTTCTTGACTCAAAGAAGTTACCTTTAGTCTCAACAGCAATTTGTTCCATGAATTTGAATGGTTGTTCAACATTGAATTCTTTTTTACAACCAAATTTAACCAACAATCCATCAACAACAAACTCAAGATATTGTTTCATTAAGTTTGAGTTCATACCAATTAAAGATACAGGTAATGACTCGGTGATAAATTCTTTTTCGATTTCCAACGCTGATAATAAAATCTCTCTGATTCTTTTTTCACTTGGTTTGTTTTCAACGTGATTATTTAAAAGGTGAATTGCGAAGTCACAGTGTAAGTTTTCATCTTTAAAGATAAGAGAATTTGCATTACACAAACCTTGCATGATACCTCTTGATTTCAACCAAAAGATTGAACAGAATGAACCTGAGAAGAAGATACCTTCAACCGCCGCAAACGCAACCAATCTTTCTTGGAACGATGCCTTTTCAATCCAATCCAAAGCCCATTTAGCTTTCTTTTGAACTGCTGGTAAGTTGTCCAATGCTGTGAAACATAAATTCTTTTCTTCCTCACTTGAGATGTAAGTGTCAATAAGAAGTGAATACATCAAACTGTGGATGTTCTCCATCGCCAATTGCATACCATAGAAGAACTTCGCTTCAGGGTATTGTACTTCACGATAAAAGTTTTCAGCCAAGTTTTCATTGACAATACCGTCAGATGCCGCAAAGAATGATAGAATATTCTTAATAAAATATTGTTCATTCTCTGAGAGATTATTCCAATCTCTGATGTCGTTTGTCAAATCAATTTCTTCTGCCGTCCAAAAAGCCGCTTGATGCATTTTGTAATACTCCCATATGTCGTTATGTTGAATTGGGAAGATAACAAACCTATTAGGGTTCTCTATTAATATTTTTTCCATAATTTTAAATTGTGTTTTTTTACGATTGTTGTTGTTGTTGCTCTCTTTGTTTTTTCTTTTCTAGCAATTCCTTAACTCTGTCTCTTTTTCTTTCTTCTTGTTGTTCTTCAAAACCTAAGAATGTTACAGACGAATCAGTATCTATTTCCAGTAATTCGTTGTTAAACTTACAGTTTTCAAATACAACTCCATCTTTACCAATACGTGATTTGGTGATGGCGATGGTTGCCAAGTTCATTTCTTTTTGTTGTAAAGTCTTAGCCACGGAAATGATAACGTGTCCAACTTGTGCTTTCTTAATAGAACCACCCATCTGGTCGGTGGTAACAACCTCAGAAGATATAGAGCTTCTGTTACCCTGTGTTGCTGTCCATCCAACTAATGATAGTTCGTGACACATCGCCTCAAAACCTCTCATAACTGAACCCTCAGCCTTCCATTCATCTTTACTCGAACTTTCAGGAACCACACAATCAATATAGTCTAAAAGAACCAAGTCAATCTTTGTACCATCAGCAATCATTTTTCTGATTTGGTTTTTGATTTGATTCATGGACATAGAATCCGATGGAAGTTTTTTCAAGATTAACTCGTTCTTCATCGTTTCTTTGATTTCTGTGATTTTAGCCATGACCTCATCTTTGTGTTTTACCAAGTTGTCAGGTTCAATACCAGTCCAAAGTGTGAAGTGTTTACGTTGTACAATTTTTGGGTTGTCCTCAAAGAATATTTGAAGGACGTTATAACCAAGATTAAACGCAGTATTCGCAATCTTTGTAAGGATAGTAGTTTTACCGACACCTGTAGGTGCTAAGATAACACCAATTTCTCCTTTTGCCAAACCACCTTTAAGTAGTCGGTCAATTCCTGGTATTCCCATCGCAATTGGATGACGGAAGTCTTCATCAAGAACTGTGTCAAGATTAGAGAAGATATCAGTTGTACCTGTATCTCTTTCCCCAACCTGAAGAGCTTCACGGACCAAACCTTCAACCTTATCATAAGATTCAAAGTCACCTTCCGTAATGATTTTTTGGGCTTTGTCCATCGCCTTCTGAAGTTCTTGTTGTTTACAGAACTTCAACGCTTTCTCTTGAACGAACTGAGTCCCTTCAAATGGTGCGTCTTTTACTTGTTTGATAGTGTCAAGGACAATTTTTGCAACTAACTCTTGTGAAATCTCAGATTTAACAATCTGTTCGAGTGTGTCAAAATTTGGCGTTGATTGGTACTTTACGTGATACTCCTTAATCATTTGCAAGATAATCTTGAAGTATTTGTTGTCAAAATATGAACTCTCGATTACGTCCATAATCGACGCCGAAAATTCTTTATCGACGACAATTTGGTTTAAAAGCTGTATTTGAAATGTTGTTCCTAAGTAATCAAAATTTTTGTTCATATTGTATTTTTTCGTTCGTCTGTTTTATTAAATATTCACTTGTTTAGGTCAAAGTTCAAATATTCTAAACTTAATTTTTGACCTGAAAAAATGTCAGTTAATTCTCGGAGAACGTCTTTCAAAAATGGTCGTACATCAACTGTATAACGAACTTTTGGTGGGAATAATTTTCCATCAAAATTTCTATGACAAATTGTCTGTTCTCCAATTTTTACATAAATGTTGAATTCTTCCTTTTCATCGGTAAACGATGTGTCCATAATTGCAGGGTCTGCAACAATAGCATCTTTGTTGTCCATCATGTAAATAACCGTCTTCATTTTCAGGTTGTACTCAAGCGATTCTTTTAGTCGTTTAACAAAGTCGTATAACTCCAAAGAATTTTTTGCTTTCGGGTTATACCCTCGAACATTAAAGAATCTTTGGACAACGATGTTGTCGTTCAACGTAAGTAAGAATTCCATTTTGGTGCTGTCTTGCTCTTTCATAATTTAATTTTTGTTTGTATTTCTTTTTTCTTTTCTTGTTAATTTCATAAAAGGTTTGAGGAAGTTAACCCAAGCATCATTGTCTTTGGGCAAATACTTAAAGAGACCATCTTCCATCATCATTCTCATTAAGTTCTTATATCCCCTATCCGTAGGGTCTATAGTGTCTGTTAAAATTTGCTCTACCAATTCTTTTCCATTCTCAGTTATTAAAGGGTTTGTAAGGTCGACTATCTTTTTGTTTGTTGTATAAAACTCTTCTCCAAGTATAGTTGATTTTGTTTTACCAGTCAAAAGATTTGTCAATGTTTTGGAAGGTTTGTCTTGCGGGATATTTCGTGCACAATCCATGATTTCTTCGATAGTGCATGGTTTCTCCTGCAATTGAGGGAATAACTTAACTAAAGTTTTTTCACCAAGTCCCTGAATACCATCAATGTTATCCGATTTATCTCCCGTAAATACTTTTGTTAACAATACATTATAGTGAGGTATGTCCACTTTGTTGATGGATATCATATCTCCGTTTTTAAAGTATTGTTTTGTGATTGGGGAGTAGATGGTCACATTCTCAGAGATAAGTTGTGTAAGGTCTTTATCCGCTGAAAAAATGATAATCTGTTCGTCTTTAGATATCTTACAATAATATGCGATGAGGTCATCAGCTTCGTTGTCTTCAACCTCAATTTGTCTTACAAATATTTCTTCAAGATATTGTTTAACACGAGACCTCTGATACAAATACGATTCGTATTTATACTCATTCATACTTTCTCGTCTGTTCTCTTTGTATTGGGGGTATATAGACTTTCTGATAGATGAATTTGAATCACCATCCCAAAACACAACAACTTTATCATGGTTGTGTTCTTCAAGGAATTTACGGAGTATATTCACAAAGTGGTATACTCCGCCCACGTGGTCTCCGTTGTTGAAAACATCTTTGGCTCCGTGGAATCCTATCTTAAATAAATTATTACCGTCTACTAATAGTGTCTTAATCACATCTGTGATTTAAAGGGTGAAACAATATACTAATCTTCTTTTTCTTCTTTTAATTCAAAATCAATTGAACTAACTCCAAGAATATCTTTCCAATATTCTGCGTATTCTTTCTTGTAGTTTTCAATCGAAGCCTTCTCTTCAGATGCTTCTTTACCTGCCAAGAATCCGTGTGGTGTCACAATAATCTTTCCGTCTTCATAACCTAATCCATTGATGTGGTTTTTCATTACGGATACTTTTGTTCTGAT